AGTGAATATGAGTACCTTTTTGACAATACCCCTCACCCCAATTTCGCTTGATAGTTGCTTCTCAACAAAAGCTCGCATGACACCAGTAATGTAATCGATGGTCACCAGCGCAACTAAAGCGTAGATAAAGCCATCATAGCTGCCTAAGAACCACCCCAACCAGGCACCAAGACCTGCAACCATAAATTGCAGATGCTTGCATATTTCACGCAAACCTAAACCACCTCTTTCGTGGGCAAAATAGAAGAACGCCTGCCCGAAAACAACAGACGTTCCTCAAAATACTTTCTTCCATTGAAAACCAAAGTTAGGACCTCGCTCCCTACTCACAGATATGGCCGCCAGCAATCGCCCATCTAGCAAATTCCCTGATTCATACTGGATACCCAATCCACCATCACTAGTGGTTCTAATTGCAATCGGACCAAGAGAAAGCGAAGGCCCTGCTACTTTCCCCCAATAACACCACGGAATTCTTTATGAATATGGACACGGGACTCAATTAAGCTGGTCAGATACCCTTCTACATCAGCGGTTATTCCTCTTAACTCATTAATCGTTTCCTCAGTCAATCGAGCTTTTACGGCAGCCAGCACACTGCTTTTAATCTGCTCTTTTTCCTCATCGGTAAGTTTGCCGCCATTTAACTCTTTTAGATTATCAACCACAGTCTGTTGCGCCTCAAGCACCGCCGCCTGTACTATATTTTCGACAGAGTTGATTGCCCGATTTGCTACCTCACTCTTTGACTTCTGTCTGAAAAACTCTGCACCGTAGGCCACAGCAAAACTCAGTATAACTCCCACTAGGGGAAGCACAAGCTTGGTTAGCTCCACCAATAGATCCATTCTTCACCACCTCTTCTTAAACGGTCACAACCGGTATGTTTTCGATTGTCTACTGGGCATCGGTCAACATAGCCTTGATTTCCATATACCTGTTTTGGTATTTAATGTTATCAACGAACTTGATATCATAATCGCGTCCCTGGAATCGTATCCGCATCGATTCATCCAAACCTTCTCTATATCTAGTGGTAAAAACAAGCATCTTTTCTAATTGGACTGCAGCTGCTGCAAAGTACTCCCGGCCATGAATGTTAGAAACCCTAGCCCAAAGATGATCAGTCTCAATCCAGTCTGAAATCTGATTCCCCCATTCATCCATGTAGGTTGTGCACTCCAGGATAGCTATCCTGTGTCTAAGATCGCCGATGTTAATACAATCACCAACCTTCTTTCCGAAATGGAGACAGCAATCTTTTTACAACATCCTCCACTACCTTCATGTCAAGTTCTTCTCGATGCTCGTACAAGTTTGCGGTGATGTACAGTATCGCTTGGTTTACCGATTTGGGGGTTTCTTCGAAATCCTCAAGGCTCATTCTGAGCACCCCTTCACACAGTTCACTTGCCGTTTCAATAAGGGCGGCGATGAGCGCATCCTCCTCACCGCCATCAACCCTCAAATAAAGCTTTGCTTCCTCCAAAGAAACCGCCAAAACCCTCACCTGCCTAACTCGAACTTAGGAAGCTTTCATCTGCAGATATTTAATCGATTCTGGAAGAATCAGCTTTCCATCAACCCGTTGGGTCGCAATGAAACCGACTTGTCCGGTCGCAGCATACAACTCATTAAGCCGCTTAAAAACCCTGCCTTGACGGTCTGCCACCCAGTAATAAGAAAAATCGCCGAATACAATCGTTTTTGCTCCGGCGGCAATGGCTGGCATAAATGCAGAAGTTTTAACTGGACGATTGAGGATAGTATCCGGTGTTCCAGCAGTTACAGAAGGCTGCCAGAGATACTGACCGTTGTTGTCTTTGAGCTTCCTTATAGCTTTAATTGTCGAATCATTCATAATGAATACAGCGTTCCTGCGGTACGGAGACTTTAGGCTGTAGAACAAGTCCATGATCTCGTCAAGGGTAATGGCTGTTGCACTCGCCGCAGTTACTCCTATCTCGCCACCGCCGTTATCTGCCAAGATACCGGTTGGCTTGCCAGATCCGTCACCGATAAAAAATGCTTCCTCCTCTTTTGCTCCGATTCGGCGGGCGAATTCTTTGGCTATATACTGTTCAAGGTTGAATACACTATCGTTTAACAACTCCTCTGACACCTTGATCATAGTAGCCAGCTTATATGCGCCGATGGATACCTGTGCAAAGGAGTCATCGCTTTCGGGAATCTGGCCTTCCTCATCCACCCAGGATGCAGTACCCTTGCTTGCCACCACAGGAATTTTCTTGTCACCGCTGGACGCGGTAATAACATTGGCAATCTGCCTAAAGATATTCTCCTCCTCCAGTGCTTCCACAAGAGTACGCTCAAAGTCGTCGGGAACAAGATATCCACCTTCGGTGTCCTCTCCAATCTGCAGCGCGTTGTGTACGTCATATTTGCGCCTGCCGCGCATCATGTTCCAGAAAGACTGCCTGTACTCATCGCTGGCACGTCCGGTTTTTTCATTGTTGCCAGATATGGAAGTGGGTTTGTCTGTAATAGGAATATTCAACGGTTTTGACAGTTCCAAATCTATGGCAGCCTGACGCTCAAGACGCTCTATTTCTTTGCCCAGCGCAATAACGTCGGCTTCCATTTTTTCATAAGTCGCGGTATCCTCCGGTGAAAGCAGTCCGTCGTTCCCGCGTTTGCTGTCGAGGAAAGCTTTAGCAGCTTCCCATACTTTAGCGCGTTTTTCACGCAGTTCCAGTATTTTGCTCATAATCAAATCCTCCTTAAGGTTTTAATAAAAAAAGCCGCTTTTCAAGCGACTCAATTGGTGTTCCTTTTGGTTTTTCTTTTGGTTTAAGCTTTTGCAGGATGGAATTTGTTACTGCCTGCCTGCTGAAGATCATTCCTCCTGATACTTCAAATTCGGATGGGAATGATTCATCCTCCATAAACAAGATTCCATCGGCAAAGCCAAGTTCCACCGCTTTTCTTGCGTTAAACCAGCTTTCTGCATCCATTAGGTGCGATATTTTTGCCCTGGAAAGTCCGGTTTTCAGCTCATAAGCGTTGATGATGGATTCCTTTATTTCTTCCAGCATTGCGATAGCTTTCTCCATTTCTTCTGTATCACCGATGGCTATTGTCATAGGGTTGTGAATCATCATCATGCTGACTGGTGACATAAAGACGTCACCTCCGGCCATAGCTATGACCGAAGCGGCGCTGGCTGCAATACCGTCAATCTTTACCGTCACTTTGCCTTTGTAATCCATAAGCATGTTGTAAATTTGATTAGCTGCAAATATATCTCCGCCAGGGCTGTTGATCCAGATCGTTATATCACCCTCTCCGGACAACAGCTCTGATTTGAACTGCTTGGGAGTTACTTCGTCTCCCAGCCAGCTTTCTTCAGCTATTGGGCCGTCAATATATAATGTCCGGCTGCCATCATCGTTTTGTATCCAGTTCCAGAAGCGGCGAACCGGTTTTTGATTTTGTGATTTGATCAACTTTTGATCCCTCCGTTTCAGCATTGTTTTTGCCTGCAAATGCACCTGCATCGGCAAGCCTGGTCATGTTACCGTTAACAAGATACAGATCTCCGCCCAACTCCGCCGGAATCCGGTTCATGTCCTCAAGCTCTCGGATATCGTTGGCGCTCATCCAGCCGTTCTGGCGAGCTACAGCATAACCATTCATGCGGCTTGCATAATCACCGCGCAGAAGGCCATCTACATTGAATTTGACAAAGTATGCCCGCTTCTCTGATGGTAAAAGCAGCGCTTTTTGGAGAGCCTGTTCCCAACGCACCACCCACGGGTCAAGCGTGTATTTAACAAATTCCAAAGATTGCTGTTCGATGTTTGAAAAGCTTGACTTTTCAAGATCTCCAACCATATGGGGAGGTACTCGGAATATCCGGGCAATTTCATTTATCTGAAACTTTCTTGTCTCTAAAAACTGTGCCTGTTCGGGTGGAATGCCGATTGGTTGAAACTTCATTCCCTCTTCCAGAACTGCAATGCGATGAGCATTGGCACTTCCTTGATAAACAGCGTTCCAGCTTTCTCGCACCTTTGCCGGATCCTTTAATACGCCGGGATGTTCCAGAACGCCACCCGGATTTGCTCCGTTGGCAAAAAAGGATGCACCATACTCCTCACAGGCAATAGCCATGCCTATGGCGTTCTTAGCCATAGCAATAGGGGAGTATCCGATCAGTCCGTCAAAACCGAGTCCCGGGATGTGAAGAACCTCATCACTTCGTAGGTATATAAGGCCTGCTTTTGGATTAACCCTACTCTCATCGCTGTCGCGCCGATAAGTGTAAAACAGTTCTCCGTTTGGAGCCCTGTCTACCGTCATTTTGTTTGGCAAAAGTGGATAAAGCGCCAGCACTCGTCCGGAACCATCCCTAATAATTTGAGCGTAAGCATTTCCCCATAAAAGAAGATGACTCATCAGTGTTTCTCGGAACACGAATGAAGTCATCTCAGGGTTTGGTTCGTCATGGAGCAGGTAATACAGCGGGTGGGTCAGCGCTTTTTCTTTTCCTCCGTCTTCCTTGTACCGGTACACATGAAGCGGAAGCCCGGCGATGGCTTCTGCAAGTATCCTTACACAGGCATACACTGCCGTTGTCTGCATGGCCGTCCGCTCATTGACAACCTTTCCGCTGGATGTACCGCCGAAGAAAAAGCTGTATGCGTTACCGAACAGGCTGTTTTTCGGCTTGTCCCTTGCTTTGAACAAGCGGGAAAATATTCTCATAGGCATCACTCTCCTAAAAATAGGCATGAAAAAAGCACCTCGCGTGAGATGCTTTTAACACTTAATATTCATTATTATTCTTCAACCAATATACTTTTAGGTTCTTCATAAATTCTCTTTACTGTTTCTTTTTGAATAACCGTTAATTCATCAAAAGTCTTATGCTTCATGCAAATCTCCCACCATACAGTCTTTTCTATACCACACTTATTACACGTTCTTGGACTTATAACCGAGAAGGGATACATATAGGGAGCATAATCCCAGCCAGCTTTGTACCCTTCTTCAGGTGTGAGAATCTCCTGTTTTCCACATACCTCACATATATGTCTAAGTTTTTGATTTTTAAACTTTTCGCTGTTGTCCTTGCGTGGCAAAGGCACAGAAGTCTCTTTAAAAATTACCATTATGACCTCCTAACTGTAAAAGAGCAACAAACTAAACAAAAGCCTCATCTATACTGTTTATCGTACTTAGCCCTCGTTGTTTCATACCAGATTTTACTGCTATAGATAAAGTAAGCATTTCTATAAAATCTTTTAAAGATCCGCATGCCACAATTCTTCCGACGATCTTAATTAACCAATCATAAGTGACCCACTTACAATCTAATGTTTTAGCAACAGAACGAGCCAGATTGAGATGTAACATGGAACCTTTAGGCATAGAAATCTTTACTGCAGCCAAAGCTAGAGCATCTTCTAATAATTCTTCTTCATTCTCTAATTTAAAGGGGCCAGCACAGGCATTACCCCTGTCTCCAAAGTCTGACCAAGCAATGTTTTCTGGATAAGCCGAAAGTAAGAAAATCGCTTTTCTAATTTCGTTTATTTCTCTCATCTGCTATTCCTCCTTTCTGGCATGAATTATCTGATTTAGCTTGCGTTTTTACTGACGAATTTATATACATTGCCACGCCTGCTTTATTTAGGGGTCTTCCATCATCTCTTGTTGCTCTTATAACATTTCCAACTTTACGGTTTCTTACCGCTGCATTAAAACTTTTTCCAATTCTAGCCCTAACTGTCGATGGACTAATATGTGCTTTCTTTGCACTTGCAATAATCAACTCACGAAAAGAAGGAAGTTCTGCCAATAAAAATGGTTCATCGAGTGGTTTCTGTTTTGCCTCATCAATCAAAGTATTAAGCAATCCTTTATAATCAACAGCCTCATTTCTTAGATAAAGGTCTTCAAGATTTCCTACTACTAGGCTTGTTGGAGGAATGCCTTTCTTTTCAGCTTCAGCTTGTATTTTTTCAAAGAGTCTGTCATCAAGAGTTAAATATAACCTCTTCATACTATTGATTCTCCTTTCTTGTTTAGGTAGTAACTACATACATATAATGTATATCGTTACTACCTAAATGTCAAGGGAGAAATTAAAATTTCATAAAAACAATAACCCCCTCTCATCATAAACGCTAGCGGGGATATTGTTTCCACAACGTAATGCTCTGTCTAGCCCCATAATAAGCGCTACCGCACCATCTATTCTCTCGGTGGATTTTTCTTTATCCGGCTTAATGTTTCCGGCGGGATCGGTTTTGACATAGATATTGTCCATCATCCACCGCAGTACTGGATTACCACCATGGGCGATGCGTTCTTCCAATGTCAGCTTCATCAACTCTTTTGTAGGCGGCGACATATCCTTGAAACCCTGACCGAATGGAACAACCGTAAACCCCAAAGCCTCGAGGTTTTGCGTCATCTGAATTGCGCCCCAGCGGTCAAAGGCTATTTCCTTAATGTTATATTTCATCCCGAGCTCCTCAATAAAGGTTTCGATAAAGCCATAATGCACGACGTTACCCTCAGTGGTATATAAAAAGCCTTGCCTCTCCCAGACATCATAAGGCACATGATCTCTCCGCACACGCTGATCAATATTCTCCTCCGGTATCCAGAAAAAAGGTAGAATCTGATATTTATCAGATTCATCAAGCGGTGGAAACACCAGCACAAAGGCGGTAATATCGGTAGTAGATGACAGGTCAAGTCCTCCGTAACAGGTTCTGCCGCGCAATTTTTCTGCATCAACAGGAAACGCACACTTATCCCATTTATCCATTGGCATCCAGCGCACCGATTGTTTCACCCACTGATTTAAGCGGAGCTGACGGAATAAATTTTCCTCTGCAGGATTTTGCTTGGCATTTTCACAAGCCACCCTCAATTTTTCGATGTCGACTGTAATGCCCAGTGACGGGTTAACCTTTCTCCATACCTTTTCACTTGTCCAGTCATCGGTATCGGCTGCGCTGTAGATAACAGGGTAGAAAGTCGGATCTATCTTACGCCCTTGAAGAATATCCTCAGCCTTTTGATGTACTTCCCAGCAGATGGAATTGCGGTCTGTGCCAGCAGTTGTGATCAGGAAAAACAGCGGTTGTTTTCTTGCATCGCCAGATCCGTGAAGCATTACCCTAAATTTCGAAAGCCCATCATAACAGCAATCATATAAGTGCTACTTTCGTTTGACGGTGGTTTTTCATGGATTACCTTCCATTCGAACTTACGATTATTCTCATTTTAGAATACACTTTCCCCC